TATGTTCTTTTTCATATTGATCAGATTTAAACCAAGTATGGCCAAAAGGTAAAAATACAGCATTTTCACAGTTGTTTAATATTTTATCATCCCAAGTTAATATAGCTGCAAATGTATCTTTATTTTGAATAGCCCAATCATGTAAACCAAAATATTCATTTGGTTCATGTAAGGTTATTATGTTTATAGAAGATAGTTCTTCTTGTGTTGACGGAATACATTCAATAAATAAAGAAAAATCAATGTCTTTTAAATGATTTAGCTTTTCTTTAAATGTTTCAGAATTGAAAAAATTACTTTTTATTTTCATATACTTTTTTTATTCCATCTGCAAATTTAGTAAAAGTAAAGTTAGGTAATATTTTATTCATTTTGGTAATTGACACATCTTTTCTATATTGACCATCTAATTCAGGTGAACTATAAATTATGTTCCAATGACTCTTATTTAACGTTTTTAAAGCTATGTCAGCTAATTCATTAATACTATATGTTTCAGGATTAGACACATTAAATGATTTATTTACATTGTTATTTACCATTATTTTTATTATGTCTGCAACGTCACCAGCATAAGTAAATTGTCTTAAAGGTTTTCCAGTTCCTAATAAGTTAATAGTTGTTCCTCCAATTAAGTCTTGTTCTATAATTTTATCAATTAAAGCAGTCACATAATGGGCTTTTATTTGTTTGTTAGTGTCTAATTCACTGTAAAGATTAGATGGAGTAATGTAGCAGTATTGTGTATTGTATTGTTTATTGTATGCTTCTATTAAGCTAATCATACATCTTTTACTGTAGGCATAACCAAAGTTAGTTGGTGAAGGAGGTCCTTGAAATGTATCCTCTTCAGTCATAGGATAGTTGTCAACTTTATCTGGATAGGAACATGTGCTTGAAAGTGCTATTAGTTTATTAACATTTGTTTTGTAAGATGCCTTAATAACATTGGTGTTAATTAGTAAATTTTGTTCTAAATAATCTACTGGTCTGTTAATGTTGTCTTGTATGCCTCCAACAAGTCCAGCTAAATGAATGACAATGTTTGGTGATATGTCTTTGAATATTTTTAATGTTTGGTTGTAATCAGTTAAGTCACAGTCTTTACTGCTATGATAAATAGCTTGAGGTAACATTTGTTTTAAGTGTTTACCAACAGTACTAGTACCTCCTGTGACTAATATTTTCATAATGTACTATAATAATTGTTTTGTTTTTCTTGCTTTGCTATTATTTTGTGATGCAATAAACAGTATTCTAATGCTGGTGGCAAATTAGCATATGTATTAAATCCTGATAGGCACTCATGTACTTTATTTATCCAAACAATTTTAGAATCATTTTTGTAAATTCTCCATTGATAATCAGGAAAATTTATCCAATTATTTTCATTTACATTCCACTTCCATTTGTTGATATGTTCATCTGTTAATCCATCTACTGTGTTGATTCTAGCAACTAAGTAAACTTCATTGTTTAAATTGTATTTTAAAATGTCAGGTAAGTTTTGAATTAATGTTTCACTAACCATTTCATCAGCATCTATTTGAAAAATATAGTCTCCTGAACAGTAACTATTAAGTTTGTTTTTCCAATTGGCAAAGTGTCCTTCAAATTCTCCTGGCCACACAACCATGTGATCCATGTTGTGCATTTCATAATGACGCAGAGTTGATGTTAACTGTTCATTAGCTTTTACTGTGTCCATTAACACTACAATTTCATCTTGCTTTTGCTTGTTTTTAAGAAGAAGATCAAGTAATCTTATTATTTCTTCTAACTCATTACAAACAGTAATTGCATAACTAATTTTCATACTTTAAATATATAAAGTTTATTTTGCTTTTACAAATTTACTCTGGAATTACTCCTATGTAAGATAAAGCCTCCATAAAATCTTTCATTTCAAAAGACTTCATTGTAGTCATGTCCATTCTCCATTTGTAAAATTCGCCTGGTTTGCTTTTAATTGGATATTTTGCTTTTTCCTCCTCTAAAACTTCAACAGCTTTTACTCCTGCCCATTTAGCATTTTCTTTAGATGTGCCATTGTAAAATACCATACCTTGTTGTGGCACGTTTATAGTAGTAGGCATCCATATTAAGTTGTCTTCATCTTTAAATGTTGAATCTTTATACAGTTCAGGTAACACTTCTAGTTGTTGAGTGTAAAATTCTTCTCCTTCTTTCATTAAAGAGTTTGTTGTGAATCCACATCCAAAGCAAGAATATGTTTTTATTGACGTAGAGTTTTCTACAACATAGCATGCATCTGAAGAGCAGTGTTTACATATAATTAAGTTGTCTTTCATATTTTAGTTAGTTTTGGTAATTCGATTTTTTTCAATTGTGGTAATTTTAATTGTATTTGTTTTGGAAATTCAGGAATTAGTTTTAAGTACTCAGACATTTTTTCAGTCATTTTTTCAAATGAGAAATTTTGTTTACAGTAAAATCCTTGCCTTTTTCCTCCATCAACATAGTTTTTATAATTTTCAAACATGTCTTTTAAGTAAAATCCTACTTGACCTGTGTCAGGTGAAAACCATGAACCTTCTTTCAACAACATGTTGTTTGCAGCACTTGGATGAACAGGTGTTAAAGTGCCATTGATTAAAGTTGTAAATTCTGGCTTTAAGAAGTCTAAATGGCCACTAAAGTTTGTTGTTATAATTGGCTTTTTACTTTGAGTAAACTCAAGTAGTGGTCTTCCAAATCCTTCACCTTTAGTTAACGATACCATTGCCTTTACTTTTACATGGTTATACAATTCATTTATTTCTTCATCTGTAAATTCTCCATGTAACAAGTAAATGTTAGGCATGTCTACAGTGGCACATGTTGATTTAATTTGTTCAATTCTTTTTAAAATTTCATCACGTTCCATGTATGATGAACCTACTAAAGATGTTTTTAAAATAAGAGCAGGTTTTACTTTTTTATTTTTAAATGTTTCTATAAATGCTTTAATTAGCAGTCCTACATTTTTTCTGTCTTCTCCTAAGTCACCTGGAAGCCAATGTCCTAAAAACAAGTAGCAAAAATCTTCAGAAATTGAATCTAGGTTGCCTATTTTTTTGTTAGACACTTCTAAGTATTTGTAAATGTTTGTGTCAACACCTTCAAATATTACTTCAATAGGTGTTTTCATTTCAACAATACTTTCTACTTGTTTTGTTGTGTCATTTACTTTTTGAAATTTAGACGCTAAAAATGCTTTTTTAGAATGTTCTGATGACACTAATGTTAAGTCCATTCTGTTCATTCCTTCAATCCATTCAGCAGGTACCATGTTTATTTCTAAACCTGCAGTTATGCCAATGTTGTATTTTCCTACTTTTTGAAATTCATTTGGCACAGTAATCCAAATCATAACATCTGGCTGAGTGGTAAGTTGTTGTGGATAAAGATATTTATTTAAAAAATGCCATTCAGGATTGTCTTCAATAAATCCATTTGGAGTGTTTCCCCAATTGCAAGGTATAATTTTAAAATCCCATTCATCTTTTTTCAATTCAATGATTGATTTTACAGTGTCTCGAGAGCGAGAGCCATATCCTGATAATGTATCTACTGGTGCGTAGATTACGCATGTATTTTTACTATTCATAAATTTTATTTAATGTTTATATTTTTAATTTTTTCTATTGCTTGTGAAGGTATGTTATTTAATGTATAATATCCTTGTTTATAATTAGGATCAGTATATAGTTTTAAATAATCCCCAGGAACCATATCTGTTTTTATTTTTAATATTGTCCAATCATTTATTCCTGTTTTTTGAAAAAACATTTCACCTAAATTTTCTACATCTTTTAAATCTTTAGATAAATAAACTCTGTCAGGATGATATGATGCTTTTGATCTTGATTTAGGAACTAGTCCTATTTTTAAAATTTTATCAGCATTTTGAGTTGGAGTAATATGGTATAAAATATCCGGTATGTTTTCAACTATTTCTTCATCAAATTTGGCTTCAAATCTTAACTTAATTTCACCTTCTTTAAAATATTTTTCATTCCATTTACCTGTGTATTCTTCTGTTTCTACATATGAAGGAAACCATCCTAAATTATTTGCATCTTTAATAATTCCATTGTTTAAAGCATTTATGTCAGTACTAAAAGTCTTAATAGAAAATGAATTTTTAGATTTAGAAAATATAAATTTTGAAGAATATTTTTTTTCTAAAATGTTTAGAGTTTTTCCTATATTTGTAGTTTTAATTAAACCTTCTGTTAAATTTAAATTATATTCTTCTTTGTATATTTCTAATAATAATTTTAATAATTTCATTAATATATAATTTTATGATTTAATACTCTTTTTTCTACATTTTTGGTGTTGATAAGTTCAAATTTTGCTCTTGGCTTCCAAGTTGAAAACAAAATGTCTAAATATTTAATGATTCTTTGACCCATTTTTTCTCCTGTTAATCCTGCTTCATCACTTAAAGCCCATTGTCTACCTTTCAATCCTCTTGCTTTACGTTCTTCTTTACTTAAGTCATAAACTGCTTTAATTTGTAATGCTGCATTTTCAGCTGTGCACCTGTCGTCCCAAATGTATGGAGTAATAGGAGAACCTTGAATTGATCTGCTAGTTGGAAATACTGGGAAGGCCCATTCTCCATGTTCTTTAACTGTGCCATTGTGGTTGGAAGGAAAATCAGCGTCCAATTCCATCCATTTTTTATCTTTTACAAAACGCATTTGATCTTGCATTCCTCCTGTTACATTTGCTACAATTACATTTCCACATAAAATGGCTTCTGTTAATGCCAATCCCCAACCTTCATTGCTTGTTAGCAATATTTGAGCGTCTGTTAAGTTGTATAAATAGCTCATTTGTTGAGGATTTAACATTCCTGGTGAAAACAAAATGTTGTATTTTTCATCATCACTAAACAAGTATTCTTTTACTGCTGCTAAATCTGTTCCATTGTCATCACATATTTGAGTGTGTAACATTATAGCACAACGTTTTGCTTTTTCTTTAGGCAATTCATCAATGAACAATTTATATGCTAGTAAAGTGTCTGGAATTTGTTTTCTGCGAATGTTTCTTGAGTTGAAAAATAAAACAAAGTCATATTCTTTTCCTTTAAACATTTCATTTTTAAATTTAACATATTCAGGATTTTTCTTTTCCTCATTGGAAAAAGGTCTGAATAAATCATGATTTAATCCATGAGGCACATATTCAATTATTTTATCTTTTACTTTATCTCCTAACACTAACTTGTTGATGTTTACAGTTTGTTTAGAAATGCCTAACAATGCATCACATGCTTCATAGTATGGTCTGTTGTACATTGGAGCTGGATAGTTGTCCCAAATGTTTAAGTAAACAATGGGAATTTTTCTTCTAATTTCATTTTCAATTTGAAACAGCCAAATGAAATATCTTGGATCAGTGATTAAAAATACAGCGTCAGGTTTTTCAATTTTAATAAGTTGTCTAATTAAATTAGCGTCACCATATCCATCTACTGGATAAATGGCAATTGAACTGTCTGTCAATCCTGTGTTAAGATTAGTGTCTTGAGAAATGTCTAATTTTTTACCCTTGTCTGGATGGTTTAGTGCTCCTGCAACTTGTATCCAGTTGAAGTGTTGGGCTGTGTTAAGAACCATTTCTCGAGCAACAGTTGCTACTCCTGAGTGTACTCGAATGTCGTCACAAATGAGCATGATTTTTTTCCTCTCATTTTGAGGCAAATAGGCAAAACTTGAATTCATATAACTTGTTTAGTGTTTATTTATTGTGATTGGTAACTTGTTTTCTAAATTCTTCTGAGTTAAGATATAAATCCATTGCTCGATTTACAAGCTTATTTAAAGAAAATTTACGTTTAATGCATTCTATTTTAAAAGTGTCAAATATTTCTTTGTTAACTTTTACTGATGTGAGTATTTCATCCATAGTAGTATATATTGGTTATATATAAATATATGTATTCTACTTTAAAATCGCCTCATTGTATAAATCTTTACTAAGGTTTGGTATTCCATATTATTTTTCTTCCTTTTAAGGCTTTTCCTATGTTTTCTTTATGTTGTTTAGACATATGTTTTTTAACTCCTTTATCTTTTTTTGTCAAAAACATTTCTAAATCAAACCTAGGAGGAAGTGGATCTGTTTTTTTTCTCCATATGTATCCTCCTGATGTTTTGGCCTTTTTGTTTATACATGAATTTACATCTAAATTTAGTATTTTTTTAACTTCAATTCTCCCTTCCCATTCTTTAATAAAATTCCCCTGTAAATCATATTGGAGGATAGGTTTTCGTAAACTTTTACTAGTTTTTAGTATATGTTCTTTTGATTTAGGAATACCTTTACCTCTACTTACACCCATATTGCTTTTACTTTTTAATTTTTTAGTTTCCTCAGATTCAATTCTTCCCATAAGTGACATTGATTTTTTTAAACATGATTCTGTAGAATGTTTTCTTCCTTTATTTGCCTTACTTATTTTATCTTTAGTTTCTTGACTTTTATATCCTCCTTTTCCATCAATTAAATGACAAAATAATGCTTTATTCCAACCAAATTCATTTATAAATTGTTGTTTATAAAATATTTCTTTTTCATCTAATTGTTCAACTAAACATTCTTCTATAACTTCAGACATATGTTTTTCCCAACTGTATTTTTTAAGTGAATTATAAAGTTTAGGTTGATCTTTACATTTTACTTTTGAATAATATTTCCATCTATTATCTATCTCAGTTGATTGTCCTATATAAACTTTACCACTAGGGCTCGTTATTTTATAAATTCCTAGATTTTTCATATTTATGTTTTATTATAAATATTACAAAAATATAAAAAATCTATGTAATTATATTCCTTCTGAACATAATGATTTTAGTTGGCGGTAAGGACAATATGCACAAGCCCATTTTGACGGTGTTGCTTGGTGACTTACAGTCTTATATGAACCATCAAGATTAAATGTTTCTTCTATAAAAGTGCCCAATGCTGTTTTGGCTTTTTTAACTTTTGTTTTGCCATTTGCAGGGTTGAACTGTTGAATGCGTTTTTGAGGAAATTCACTTTCTTCCCATATTTTTCTTTTTACTATAAAAAATTCAACATCTATGTTTTCTTCATCTACTCCAAACTGTTCACTAAAAAATGACTTGTACAACAATATTTGAAATTGTTTAACTTCATCTTTCTTTTCTTTGTCTTTCCATCCACGAGTGCTAGTTTTTATGTCGTATATAATGAATTGATTTGTAGGTTCATGGTATAAGACTAAGTCAATAAATCCATTGAATAAAACGTTGTTATGCGTTTTATTTGGCGCAATAACAATGGGCATTTCAATTCCTACTAAATGCCAATCTTTCAAACTAAAATATTCACTTCTCTTTTTCTTGATGAAGTCTAAAATGGCTAAACCATCATCATAGAATTCTCTCATTTCTTTTGGACTGCTGAAGTGAACATTTTTATTGTCCTTATAGCCCTTCGCATAGTTTTCTCTAAATCTTTCTTCAAAGTATTCTTCTATGTTTATGGCATCTGCCTTTACTCCACTTTCATTGTACATCACAGACAAGTAGTTTTGCAGTGTTTCATGAACTGCAATGCCAAAAGTCATGTTTATAGAAAAACTAGGTATTTTATGTCCTTCCTTATACTGTAAAGACCACTTTTTAGGGCAAGATAAAAACATTGACAGTTGTGAGTAAGATATGCTTTTTTGAAATGCATAGTCTACAGCTGTTGGTTTGTATGCCTGTATTTTCTTTATGATGGAAGGAATTTTGTTTTTAGCCATTAGATTTTAACATTGTTTTTACTTTTTGAAGATATAAAATGGCGTCCATATGTTCTTGCAAGGCATGTTCAATAAAGTCTTCAATTGATAAGTCAACTCTGTCTAATGTTACACCGTATTTTTTTTCTCCCATTTTAGCTCTGTCAACAAATTTTTCTACAATTGTTTGAACAATTGAATCGGGAGTGTATTCTGTGTATTTTATCATTTAATTAATTTTTTAACTTGTTTTTCGTCAACTCCCTTACTTAGCAAAACATTTTCCAGCCATTTATCATCTGTAATTTGAATGTATTCTTCTGCTTCACTTGTTGAACATTTAAAATATTCAGAAACATGTTGCAACACTTCAGGTGATAAGGTTTTTTTAACAATTGACTTGATGTAAGGAGAGTAAGTGTTTTTACTTTGTGGAATCATATAACAGTACACTTCATACAATTTTTTAGGATCTTGAATGTTTAACTTTTGAATGTAGTTGGCAATGTCAACATACTTTGGATTCATGCTTAAAAATTTATGAATCATGTATATGTTAAACACTTTTCTTTGTTCAGGTCCAAATGTGTCCCAATTTGGTTTTGTGTCAATGATTGCTTTAAGAAAATCAAAGATGGTAAATGTCTTTACTTTACTAGATGTTTTTGTCATATTATTTTCCTAAAGTAAAACCAATGTCTTTATAATCATCTCTAATTTCTTTAGGAATCATGTCTAAAAGAATCTTGTTAGTGCTAACATTATACATAACAGGAATTGGAATTAAAGCATCCTCAGCTGTTCCTGCTAGAAATTTACTCATTTTTCTTAAAACCGCTCCTTCAGCTAGTAGTATTGGTTTTCCATCTTCTGAAAGAATGGGAGTGGACTGAGTGATGTCCATTTTCATTTTTAATTGTTCGTTGCTCATATTTGTTTATTTGATTGTTTTTCTTCGATTAATTTTAATAGTGTTCTTTCTTCTTCTCTGAGTCTAGCAGCGTTTTCGTACTCCATTGCTCGTACAGCAATGTTTTTCTTTTTATTAACTTCAGCTAAACGTTGTTCTAATTCTTCTAATGTTTCCATTTTCATTTTTAATTGTTCTTGGCTCATTTTTTTTTTTGTTTATTTGATTGTTAGTTTATTATGTTAATGATAAAAATATACGTTCCTCTTTTTTAAAACACTCTCCATTTATTATCATGTCACCATTTTCATTTCTTTCATTTTCAACAATACAATAAATCCAACGAAGTTGTTCAAGATAAGATACAACTTTAGTAATTTTACACCATTTTGGTTTAAACATATCACTAGCTGTATCAATGTCATCCAATATTTTAAAATACTTCTCTACTATTTTATAAAGTGGTGCAACATTTATAGCTTTTCGTTTTGCCATATCTACATTATATGTATCATCATAAATTTGCTTCAATGTAGCATCATCTTCATTAGCTTGCTTTACTTTGCTTTGACAATACTTTACATAGTTTTTATTACCTTCTATACCTTCATATCCCTCAAGAATATTTTCAATTGATAATAAAATATCTCTTAATTTATTTGCTGCGTACAGCATTTGATGTTTATTATTTTTCATATTTTTTTATATTCCCAAATATAATTAAGGGAAACGTATTTTCCAATTTTTAATTTATCTCTTTTTCTTGGTAAGTGTTTTTCATTTTGAACACAACATGCATTGATAGCCATGTAACTTAATCCTAACTCAGTTGATGCTTTTTTACCTGTTTCCCATTCCTTAATTACATTACCTTTAAGATCTTTTTGTAAAATAGGTCGTCCGAAAGATTTTGATGCTGATTCAGAAAGATTTTTCTTCCATTCATTATCTTTTACATGTCCTAATTTAATTTGGCTTTTTTTCTTTTTAGTTTCTTCACTATCTTTTTTTCCTAAATGAGATAAGCTTTGTTTTAATTTAGTTTCTTTTGAAAATGTTTTACCTAAATTTGTTTTTTTGGTTTTCATTAATTTAGAAAATTCTAATTTTACAGATTCATATGTTCTACTACTAATACAATAAGATTCTGCTGTTTTCCATCTTCGTTTTCCTGTAGCCATTAACCATAAAGAATATTTTAGTTTTTCATTTTTAGGATAAATTTCAACCAATAAACGATGACATAAAAAATGTTCTCTTGCTGTTAGTTCTACTATATTTTCTTTATTGTTTGATCCACCTAAACATTTAGGTATGGCATGGTGTTTTTCTTTATAACCTTGTATTTGACGAATTTTAGCACGTTCTATTATTTGACTGTATATTCTTTGATAATCCATGTTTTATTATAAATATTGTCAAAATGGATAAGGAAACAAACGTTCAATTATTTTTTAGTAGAAATGATTTCCAATACACGAGAAATAGTGCTCATAATATTTATCTCTTTGTCCAAAACAAAATGAGCGTGATACATATGTTCCTCCAAAGTACATATAATTGTACCTTCATTTTCTTTAGCATATTCATTTAATTTATTGTATAAAAATTTATATAAACTTTCAAAGTCATCTACTTCCGAATTTGCAACAATTTGCCTTATAACATTAAACGACTTAGTAGATGGTTTTTTTAATTCTTCTAGTATTTTTACTTGATAGTCATTAGATTCATTTATTGAGTTGTCTAATGTTAAAGTTCCATCAATAGTGTACTTTTGACAGTTGTTGATGATTTTTCTAAAGTCAGGATAAAACTTGTTTACAATAGTGACTAAATCAGGAATTTCATATTCAATGTCTTCTTTGTCTAAGATAATGCTAACATGTTGTGCCACTACTTTTTTACTTGGGGGAGACAAGTCAAATTCTTGACATCTGCTTCTTAAAGGTTCTATAAGTCGTTCTGCATAGTTTCCTGTTAAAATAAAACGAGTAGTTAAAGAATATGTTTCCATCATGTTTAACAAAATGACTTGTCCTGCTTGTAAAATGTGAGTTGCTTCATCCAATATCACTATTTTGAGTGGTGCAAAGCTACCAGCAGCAGCAAATGCTCCTACTTTGTCTCTCATAATGTCTATGCTTCTCTCATCTGTAGCATTTATGTAAAGAAAGTCACAGTCAATGTTGTTGACTAATATTTTTGCAAGTGTTGTTTTTCCTGCGCCTGGTTTTCCTGCAAATAGGAGGTGTGGAATGTCTTGTTTGTCAATGAATTCTTGAAATTTAGCTTTCACTTCATCTTTACAAATGTATCCTTCTAAAGTGTCTGGACGATACTTTTCATTTAATATTGTGTGTAACCTTTTTGACATAACTTTTATTTAAAAATTGTATTTCTTCTTCATTGTCTCATAAAACTCAGGACATTCAGGAGCATATTTTTTAAGCAAATTAAGATAATATTGGTGTTTAAATTTCTTATCATCTGTGCTTTCATATATAATTAAATCTCTTAATTTAGCAGCCATTTCATAACGTTCTTTTTCAACACACCAGTCTAAACGGTCTTGCATTACTTCAATGTATGCATTTTGAGTCATAACTTTTATTTTTATTTAAATATATGTTAGAGAATTTTGTAAGCCAAACTAGTCTCCGTAAATGTTAAATTTTTTAGGCGGTTCAGGAGCCACAGTTTCATTTGTGATGATGTATATTTCTCCTTTTAAAGGCGACAGTTTAAAGTCATAAGCCGTTTGAGTTTTTTGATAGTATGCCTCTAATGCTTCTGTTAAAGACTTATGTATAACCTTATCATCAATCAACTTCCAAGAATCTCCTGGTGGATAGCGTTTAGCGATTAGTGTGTAAACTTCTTGTTCCATGTTTTAGTACATTTGAGGTGAAGCTAATTCTTCTTTTTTGTCATTGTTTACTTCTACAATTGCTGCTTCTGTTAACAAAACTGTGCCTGCAACAGATGATGCATTTTCTAAAGCATTTCTTGTTACTTTAGTTGGATCAATGATGCCTGCCTCTTTCATGTCTACAAATGTTTCACTTTTGATGTTGTATCCTTTCCAATTGTTTTTTCCTTCCATTTTGTTGATCAACCTGTAACAATCTCCTTCGGTGTAGCCAGCATTTGTTAAAATTTTCATAAATGGAGCAAGACATGCTTCTTTAACAATTTTTTTACCAATGTGAATGTCTGAGTTTAAATCTTCTTTAGAAATGGTAATAGCTTCTCTAGCGTATAACAATGCAGCTCCTCCTCCTGGTACTATGCCTTCCTCAATGGCTGCTTTTGTAGCGTGTAAAGCATCATCTACTCTGTCTTTAGTTTCTTTCATTTCTAATTCACTATTTCCTCCAACATGTATAATTGCTACTCCACCTATAAACTTTGCTAAACGTTCTTGTAGTTTTTCTTTTTCAAATGGTACTGTTGACTTGTCAATTTGCATTTGCAGTTCATCAATTCTTTCTTCAATTTTTTCAACTGTTCCTTTACCATCAACAATTGTTGTTTGGTCTTTAGTTACTGTAACCAAACGAGCACTTCCAAACCATTCCCAAGAAAACTTGTCTAACTTCATGCCTTTTTCACTGCTAAACACTTGTCCACCTGTCATTGTGGCAATGTCTTCTAAAATGAGTTTTCTACGGTCTCCAAAGTCAGGAGCTTTTACTGCTGCCACTTTAATTGTGCCTCGAATTTTGTTTACTATAAGTGTAGATAAAGCTTCTCCATCTATGTCTTCAGCAATGATAAATAAAGATTTACCTGTTGATGAAATACTTTCTAAAATTGGCAGTAAGTCTTTTACTTGAGTAAATCGTTTGTCTGCAATTAAAATGTATGGCTCTTCTAAAGTGCAAGTCATGTCATTGTTGTTTGTGACAAAATAATGTGACTTGTATCCTCTGTCAAATTGCATTCCTTCTACTGTTTCTAAATATGTGTCTCCACTTTTAGACTCTTCAATGTGAACTACTCCTTCACGACCTACTTTTTCCATTGCTGCTGCAATTAATTTTCCAATTTCAACATCATTGTTTGCAGAAATTGTTGCTACTTGTTCTAGTTGAGTTTCTGAAGTAATGTCTTTAGAAATGTCTTTGCGTAAAGATGTTACTACTTCTTTTACTGCAGCATCTATTCCACGTTTGATTTCTACTGCATTTGCTCCTTTGTCTAAGTAAGTTAAACCTCCATTTATAATACTTTGAGCTAGTAGAGTTGATGTGGTTGTTCCATCACCTGCATTGTTGCCTGTTTTAATGGCTGCTTGTTTAATCATTTGAGCGCCTAAATTTTCCACTTGATCTTCTAAGTCGGAAATTTGTTTAGCACAAGTAACTCCGTCTTTTGTTGACCTTACTTCACCGTACTCAGTGTAAATGACATTTCGACCATTTGGTCCTAATGTTGAGGTAACTGCGTTGGCTACCTTGTTGATTCCACTGACAAGTTTTTTTCTTGCTTCAGAACCAAATTCAATGTTTTTGTTCATAACTTTGTTTTAGTCGTTTATAATTGCTATTACTTGATTTTCTAATGTACCATAGTATTCTTCTCCTTCAAATTCTATTTTAGTTGGTCCCATTTGAGGTAAAATTACCTTTTGACCTACTTTTAATGTTGAAGCTACAAATTCTCCTGTTGCACAGTGATAACCAGGACCTACAGACACAATAGTACCTGTTAGGTTCTTCTCGCGGCCGAGGTCAGGAACTATGATACTTCCATAAGTAGTTTCTTCTTGTGTTTGGGGTTTGACAATGATTGAGTTGAAAACTGCTGTTAATTTCATATAACTTTTTTGGTTTATAACTTATTTTACTATGATAAATATATTAAGATTCAGGTGGATAAACAAGCTTAATTTCTTCTTCTTCAACTAATTGTGCTTCTTCAATCTTTTGGCAAAAGTAATATAAACCATCTTTTTTCAACACAGTGTCAGCACAAATGTACTCCTTGTACTCCTGCACAAAATCTGCAGGAAATGTATCTTCTTTAAGAATGCGTTTAATTATGTATAAAGCATCTTCCCATTCTACTACTTGTTTGCTTATTGTAAACATTATATGTCTTTTTTAACCATGTAATATGTGCTTACGGTGTTAGCTGTTTCAAATGACAACTTTAACAGTCCATCTAAGTTAATGCTCATTTTTGCTTTAACAGAGTCTTTATTGGCTGATAGTATTTCCTTCAACAAGTTTGAACTAAAACTTAAAGTAAAGTCAGATGGCACATCTTTTTGTGTAAAGTTAGTCATAAAGTAAGATACTTTATTTGCATATTCAATGTCTCCTCCAAATGTAAGTTCAAGTTGAAAGTCTCCATCTATGCTTGTGGTTGGTTTGAACACAACTGTTTCACTTTCAGACAAGGCAGATTTTGCTTTTATTAGGGCAGTTATAATTTCTCCATTTAATTCTGTTTCTAAGTTGAATATGTTAGAACCATTAAACGCTCCAGTTTTTGGAACAGTTAATATGTCTGCTAAGGCATAGTTGACAGTGAATTGATTGTCTGCAATAATAAGTTTAGTAAATGTTTTACCATTTTTAATGTAGTCTAACATTATTTCTCCACTTGAAATTCCTATGAGTTTAAGAAGTTGAGTTGTGTTGCTTATTCCAACTGATGAGTCTACTAAGTTAAAATTGCTGTAGTTTATTTCTCCAATCATTTCTCTAGTTGGAGCAGTAAATTTAATGTTTAGATTGTTACTTTTTACATCCCATTTAACTCCTTCTATGAGGCCGTTTAAATAGTATTTGTTTATAACTGCTTGAAATTCTACTTTTGAAATCATAACTTTAATATATGTTTTTAAATATTGTAAGCCAAATCTTATTTATATTTCCATTTAAAACCTCCTGCTGTTTTTTGTTTTCCTGAGAGGGATGCATTTATGTCTGCTTTAATATATTTTTTAGCTTCAATTATACTTGGCCATTCTTTAATTAGATTTCCTTTTAAATCATACTGTATGATGGGTTTTTGATTTCTAGTAATACCTTTATTATTTTTACTTATATTATCAGAATGATGTTTAGTTTTTGATTTCCCTATAAGTGATTTACTTATATTATCACCACGTTTTTTATTTCCTATTAAAGATTTACTTATCTTTAAACCCCGTTTTGGATTAGAAAGAGAAATATTTCCTTTAAGAGATTCACTACGTTTTTGTATAGTTTCTTTAGATTGTATTCTTCCTTTAAGAGCTTTACTTATACTGTCTTTAGTTTCTTTAGAATGAGACCATCCACCATTACCTAATTCTTCTCTAACATTACATAAATTTTCATAACCAATTTGTTTACATATTTCTGCTTCTAACTCAAATGCTTTTATTTCAGATATATTATTTACAAGTATTATAGATTCAAAACCATGTTTATTAACTATATTCCACCAATGTGGATTTCTACTTTCTTTAGCTTTATATCTTTTTCTTGATCCTTTACCAATGTAAAAACATTTACCATCTGTTTTTCTTAAATGAGCATATACATAAAATCGTGCATTTTCCATTTGTTATAAATATGCTAGAAGTTAAAGAACTTTCCAACATTTGGATTTAAGATAACCCAACCCCATTTTAGATCACTATATATACTCTTTAATTTGTTGGCTAATAATGAGTCAAATATTTCTTCTATATCTATATATGTCTTTACAAACTCCTCAATTTCAGGAGGTACTTTCGCGTTTGGTATCCCTATAACCCTTAATCCAAATGGATTTTGTTTTAGGTTAATGATAAACAATTTGTCACCTTCAATTATACTTTCATATTTTTTGTCTAGCTTTTTAAACTTTAACAAGTCATTATATACCACAGCGGCACGAGTATTTATAGGAGTTTTCAACTTAAATCTACTAAATATTTCTCCTGTTGTTGCTTTTACTTGATAGTTTGTTATTTGTTTTACTCCCATTGGTTTGCCTAACACTTTAGGATCTAGTGTTTTAAGTGACTTGTAAAAGTTAACAATTGAACTGTCTATTTCTTCTTGTGGTTTTCCAAACAGTATATCCTTGATAAAATTTTCACCAAACTTTTTAAACAGTTTGTTCATGTTGGACTTCATTAACTCACTGCCTTTCATGTCTAATTCTTCAACGTCTACTCCTTCCTTGTTGGTAACATACATTGCGTATCTTCTTTTGCCTGTTGTAAGCACTCCAGCACAAATTACCTCTTGTTTGCGCTGGAAGTAGTGAGTGTTGG